TGATGACAGCCCAGTCCGTGATGATGGTAACTTCCCATCGTGGCGCTAACTCTTCCACTTCAACCTCGTGATCGTACTCATACGGGCATCGTGCCGCAGGGGTAGGGATCTTCTTGCTGTCCCATGTCTTGCCGCATGTACCGCATGTCATGTCTTCCATATTATCTTCTCCTTTATGAATGAAAGCGTTTCCTTGTTGCCTTGCCGTCTGCCTTCGATCAGCCCCCACCTGTATCCCCTTTCGTAGGCATCCTTGATTTGCTCCCGACAGATTGCGCCCGTCTCTTCGAGCAGCTTGTCCCAATCTGTTGTCATTTCATTCTCCTTCAGTTAGCAGGAACAGCACTTCATCGTACGCTTCGATCATACCAGTGTAATGCGCGGCAGAATCTACATCACCAGTGATCTCTAGGTCACGTTCCGCACTATCGTACAGCTCTTTTACTCTGGCACGTAGCGCAACTATCTTGATATCTTCCATTTCATTCTCCATTTCGTTTAGCCATGAGCGGCTTCTGCTTCTTCAATCGTATCGTACCACACCATGCCTACACCATCAGGACAGAAGCCTACTTGATTAGGCAACATGTAGTACACGTGCGGCATCAGCATGTCACGTTCTCGCATGTTGTCGAACGTCTTATGTGACGTACTCATCTTCATCATTGTGGACATTCCTTTCATTCGATTCCTCCGACGATAGCCATAGCCACTAGCATCAGTACCAAGAATAGCACACCGACAACGATATGTCCACGATTCGTTAGTCTCATAGCGTCACCCCTGTCTGCTCTTCGATAGCAGAGGCTAGGCTCTCGCGCACATCTCTCGCATATACCCCACCCAACGCAGGGTATAGCAAGCATAGAATCTGTTTCCATTCTACATTAGACAGCGTTACTGTCGCCGTCGTTTCTATCACTCGCACGTTACTCATCATCGCTCTCCTCTTCATCTTTGCGCCGATTCCATTTCATCTCACACAACAGGTCATAGCATACAGGAGGTTGCGTAGTGGGCATCCCACATACCACACACTTACTCATCATCATTCCCTTTCGTCAGGTACAGGCTGTTGTCCTCAACAGTCCACACTAGCTCGTCCTCTCGCTGTTCATTCAACCAATCTACAGCATCTTGTGCCGCATCGAACAGTGGCTCAGACCAGACAGGATAGTTGTCACCATCCCTCTCATCCCTTGTGCGAGCATCAAGGATTTCTTCAATCTCCCACTGTCCACCATCCCATCCGTTAATCTCAGCGAACGTAATCGTGAGAACGTCCAAGTGATCGGCGCTTAGGTGCGACCCATCCACGTAGCATCCCACTTCTTTATGTAAATCTTTCATTTCATTTCCCTTCGCTTAGGCTAGGTACTAGACGAGACAATACCGTATAGATATGAGAATCATAAACGTCACGTCCGAACCTCATCTCATTAGCCATGCCAACGTAGTAGAACAAGTCCCAACGGTAACGCTTATCCAAGTCCTTGACAGCATCTGCGCGGGGGAACCTACCCTCACGGTAAGCCTGCCTACGATCCTCCGTATCGTACCCTGAGAGCATCGTAGCCATACGCGCACGTTCTTCTAGCGAGATTTTCATTTCATTTCTCCCATCTCAGCGCAATACATTTCCGGCCTACCCCACATTAGGCTAGGCAAAGTGTGCCTATCTCTAGGCAATAGATGCTCCGGCATTTGGTGATTACAGAAACTACATTTCATTAGCTCACTCATCATCCTCCTCCGATTCCACAATCTGCTCAAAACACTCCAACGCATCAGCCTTGTTATCGAACCTACCGTAACGCAAGCCTCCCGTACTAGTCTGCCTAATCACTTCCCAATTCTTACCCGTATAACTATCCCAACGCACCAACAATAACGTTTCGTAGTTGTGCGTCATAGTCCGTTCTAGCACTGTCCATGTCTTCATTTCGTTTCCCTACCCTTCAACACTAGCTAGATGAACACAACCAATCCACTCACTTACACATTCCTTCAACGTACGCGACCTAGCCAACGTCGGACCCTCCACTACGTCACCCATGCGCTCCCAAGAAACTACGTACCCATCCCGTTGCATCATCACGACCCCCATCCCGTTGTCATCCGTGGCAGCGGCGAATATGAACGGTTCATCTATCACAATGCGAATCATTTCGTTTCCTTTCCTATCGACAGGCCCATCCTGTCAGTCCCACACCTAGCACGTTCACTAGGTGTGAGGCTCACACTATGCGCTGATCGGATCAGGAGCTGCACCACGTCGGGCTTGACTCTGGTGTCTTGACGTAGTGCGAGAGTATTTGATCGGAGGAATGACCCAGATATCTCCGGCGCACCACGCTATCGGCGTAGCGTAGGACCACACCACGTACACATTTTCGCGTCCATGCTTGTCCACGTCGGCGTAGAGCTGTCTCACGTAGTCATATGGCATTTGTCCTGTCCCCATTGTGACACCACTCCACGTGCCACCCTGTAGATTGCTCCCCGTGAAAGGCTTACGGTTGGCAATAGCGGCGTGCGCCGCATGATTCGCAATTCGCATTTCTATCCTCACAATCCACTAGGTACGGGCTTGATGACTAGTTGAACCCCACGATAGCGCGAGTCAAGCATATGTAAGTCACGCTTAAGCAGGACGGCATCGTCGTACCCTCCGTGCGTCCATGAAACTAGATTACCTTGCTCATCGTGAATCTCGAATGACATTAGACTACCTTTCGTTTAATTGTCACCTAGTGTGACAGACCCTAGTCTAGCACTAGTCTAGCCTAGAGTCAAGCGCACTAGATTACGAATCGGTAACGGTTCGCGGATACCTTCGCGGATAATTCTGCGCTACCTCAAATTGGTTAATGACCTCACCACACTGACAGGTTACATTCCGCGCCACGTTATTAGAATAAGTGTGCATTTTCTGGCATTGTGGACACCTGTAGAATCCGCTGATCACGTACCCCATTAGATATTCCCCTTTAGTTTAGTGGTGCATGGTGGGCAGATATTCAAGGCCCATGTCTTACTAGGTGCAGGGTAGTCCGTTCGGCAGACACTACACTCTATCATACCCATTCTCCCATCCGAATCGTGGGCACGATGCCCGCCATATCTTGAACCGTCGTCGTAGTACTTTCGAACCGTCGGATAGGTGCGCTGTCATCATCCTTGGGCCCCACCAAATTAGTGGCAGGGTCCAAGCCCTTGACAGGCTTAGGCTTAGTCTGGCGAACCCTCACCATCCCCGACCTAGGCCGGTATCGCTCCCCATAGGCAGGATACCATCCGTCCACACTGTCTCCCCCACGTAGCCCGTGGGACTGTCGGGGAGCCTTAGCGGGTACCCTCCCTAGGTCCGTCGGTGTCCCCCCGGACCCGTACGGGCTCACGGTGCCACCATGATTTCGTAGTCCCCGGACCCTAGCGGGTCGGTAGAGTAGTATTCGGTAGCATCATCTATGCTATCGAAGCACCCTAGCAAATTGCCACGGTAGTACAATTCAAACTTAGGCATGGTGAGCAGACCTCCAAGAGAGTAAGTATTCGTACTGTTCGATTTAATTCCCTGCCTTGCTTATGTACCTATCTAAGCATTTTTTTCTTGCCTTGTCAAGCCTATAAGGTGTGACTTAGGTTACATCCCCGGCGGCCGGTTTGGTGTAGATGTCGAACCCTTGCTTCATCCTTACAGAACCTAATTTACTCTCATCCCAAATAAGAGTCAAGGGTTTAACCGATAATCGGACACATAATCATGTGACGTGCATCACACTACAATTCCCCCGGATTGTCCCAGAATCGACACCCAAAGTCAAGCCATATCTATGTGATCCCCGACACCATACATACGTACGAATAAGCACCGGCAGATAGTCTGCCTTCCCATTTGGGGGAATATGTTTGCATGTATCATAATACATGAACAATTTTTCATGTGTACGTGTGTACGAATAGAATCTAGTGGACTGACTAATATGGGAGGGGGGCCATTCCCCCCTATCCCTAGTAGAATTGTAGACATACCTACCCCTACATTCCCTACAGAAATAGTAGACAATATGACCCCATGGTGTTAAACCACGGCCACACACATATATATATACATGTGTTGTAATTTTTTCGCTATTTGGGGGGATTGGGTGTTGTTTTACGGCGTGTCGTGGGTTTTTTGTGTGATGTCGGTCACAATGGTGACTGTGGTGGTGGTTCGGTCAGGCACTATATATATGTATAGTAAAGTGCACGATGGGTTGTGAGTGTGCTTTACGCATGCACCCCTCTGGGGGGTGCTTATATATATTTGTGTGTGCGCCTTGAGGCGCTTTTATATTTATATATGTTTTTGTGGGTGTAGTTTCTTTCACGGTCTTTTAGACCTGACTAGTGCCGCGACATGTTTTTGGGGCCATGTATCTGTTACCCCTCTATTGTACATTACGGAGGTGTGTGATGGCTGGTCAGTCTAGGGCGATTCCTCTTGCCGAGTTGAAGAAGAGTGTTCTTGCTTCGATTGCTAATGGTGAGACGGTTGCTGACGCGGTTGCGCGGGTTGGCCGGTCTATTTCTACGTATGAGCAGTGGCGGCGTAAGGATGCCCAGTTTGCTGGGCGGGTGGATGAACTGCGGGGGCGCAGGTCTGAGGCTCGTGAGGCGCAGCGGTCTGAGTCTGCTGAGATGGAGTTCCACGAGTTTTCTAGTAAGTATCTTGGGGTGACGGTTTTTCCTCACATGCAGAATGTTGTGGATATCATGGAGGGCCGTGAACCGGCTTGGAAGCCTCCGGGTATTGTGTGGGAGCCGGGTGAGCGTGATCTGGCGATTGTGAACATGCCCCCGGAGCATGGCAAGTCGATGACGTTGACTATTAACTATGTGACGTATCGGGTCGCTTTGGACCCGAACATTCGTATCATTATTGTGTCTAAGACTCAGGCAATGTCCCGTAAGTTTTTGTACGCGATTAAGACTAGGTTGACTCATCCCCGTTATGCGGAGATGCACGCAGCCTATAGTCCCGCTGGCGGTTTTGAGGGTACGGACGCTAGTTGGACGCAGGACTTGATTTACGTGTCGTCTGAGGGCCGGGACAGTGGTGAGAAAGACCCGACGATTCAGGCTCTGGGTATTCGTGGACACGTGTATGGTGCCCGCGCCGATATTGTCATCTTGGATGACTGCGTGGATATGACAAACGCTCACGAGTATGAGAAGCAGATTGACTGGATTCAGGCTGAGGTAATGTCTCGTCTGTCCAACAATGGGATGCTTCTAGCGGTAGGGACTCGCCTATCGTCTAAAGACTTGTATGTGGAGTTGAGGCAGCCTTCTCGTTACCCGGATGAGGAATCCCCGTGGTCGTACCTGTCAATGCCTGCCGTACTAGATATGAGGGATGACCCAAAAGACTGGGTAACCTTGTGGCCTAAAACCAACATCCATGAGGTGACGGCCAAAGGCAAAGACATGGAACCCGATAAGGATGGCTTCTTTCCCAAATGGGACGGTCCCCGTCTAGCAAAGAAACGTTCCAGAATGTCGCCCCGTACGTGGGCTATGGTGTACATGCAGCAGCAGGTGTCTGATGATGCCGTGTTCCACCCTGATGCCGTACGTGCCGCAATCAACGGCAACCGTCTAGCAGGTATTATTCCTCGCGGAATGGTAAACTGCCGCCCCAACGGCATGGATGGGCTAATTGTTGTTGCCGGACTAGACCCTGCTATGGCAGGGCACACGTCAGCAGTATGTGTAGGTTTAGACCCGGTTACCCAGAAACGGTACGTCCTAGACGTGTTCAACCGTCCGGGACAAACCCCGGATCAAATCCGTGAAATGATCTACGACTTTACTAGCAAGTATTCTGTAGGCGAATGGCGAGTAGAAAAAAACGCTTTCCAGTCAATGCTGACACAGGACCGTGAGGTGAGAGAATATCTTGCCGCGTCCGGCTCAATCCTGCGAGAACACTTCACAGGTGCAAACAAGCACGACTCAGATTTCGGCGTAGCCTCCATGACCACCCTGTTCGGTGGATGGAAAGACAAACTACAAGTTATAGAGTTGCCATCAACTCACGCATCAGAAGCAACTAAGGCTCTAGTAGAGCAGTTAGTTACTTGGCATCCTGCCGCACCAAAAACCCAGAAGACTGACTGCGTTATGGCCCTATGGTTTGCTGAACTAGCCTGCCGAGACCGTATCGCCGCAATGAGCGGCTACTCACGTTCCCATGTAAAAAACATTTTTGCTACACGCTGGGATGTAAGTAACCGCACCACTGTCAATCTTTCAGAAATTGAACGCGACACAATCTTTATTGGCGCGTAGGAGGTTCCGTGACTAGCACTAGCGACATTGCTGCACTATACAACCGGCTGAAGCAAGCCAACGGCGAGCGCGACCAACGAATGATGGACGTTAAGCAGGTACGTGCAGGACAAATGGGTTACGTGTTTCCTGAAATGTTTCCCGAAGATGGGCCGTTCACACGCCCCATCGTAGCAAATATGATCGATGTCGCGGCCCGCGACCTTGCAGAAGTAATTGCACCATTACCATCTTTCAACTGCTCAAGTTCAACATCTGTATCGGATCGTGCCCGTCAATTTGCCGAGAAGCGTACTCGCATCGCAGGTAACTACGTCATATACTCAAACACGCAACGGCAAATGTTTACAGCATCAGACCGTTACGTGTCTTATGGTTTTGTCCCAGCAATCGTGGAGATTGACTGGGACGAGTATATGCCTCGCATTAAGTGGCTTGATTGTACTGGCGTGTACACGTTGAAAGATAAGCGCGATAAGGTTAAGGTTCTTTTTCAAACTATCTGGTATCAGGTTGATGAACTGATTGCTAAGTTCCCTGAACTGGCTAAGGCTATTGAAAAGTATGCGGGACCGCAGTCTACTCGTCTTGAAGTCGTTCGTTACCATGACAAGGATTGGGACATTATGTTCCTTCCGGGTCAGTCCGGTTTTGAACTTATGCGTACTGTTAATCCTGTGGGTGTGTGTTTAGCGGTTGAGGTTAAGCGTCCGGGTCTTGGTGATGAGGCTCGTGGACAGTTTGATGACGTGCTTGCGGTGCAGGTGGCTAAGGCACGTTTTGCTTTGCTTGGTCTTGAGGCTGCACAGAAAGCAGTTCAGGCTCCTATTGCTTTGCCGCAGGATGTACAGGAACTGGCTATGGGTGCAGATTCTGTGTTGCGTTCTTCGCAACCGGAAAAGATTCGCCGCATTGGTCTTGAGGTTCCTTCATCTACGTTTGCGGAGCAGGGTCTGCTTGATCAGGAATTGCGTCAGGGTTCACGTTATCCTGAGGTTCGTGGCGGTAACACGGATGCAAGTATTGTTACTGGTCGTGGTGTGCAAGCACTCATGGGTGGTTTTGATACGCAAGTGCGCACAGCGCACGCAATGTTTGCTGAAGCATTTACTGATCTTATTAAACTTTGTTTCCTTGTTGAAGATACTTGTTGGCCTCAGGTCAAGAAGACTGTTAGAGGAAATGATAATGGTACTCCGTTTGAAATTTCGTACACACCGGAAAAAGACATCAATGGTGATCATTCGGTTGACGTTCAATACGGACTTATGGCGGGCCTTGATCCTAACCGCGCTTTGGTATTTGGATTGCAGGCCCGTGGCGACCGTCTTATTTCACAGGATTGGCTTCGCCGCCAACTTCCTTTCTCTTTGAATGCTACTGAGGAAGAGCAAAAACTTGACGTGGAAGATTTGCGTCAAACTTTGCGTCAGGCAGTTAGTGTGTATGCGCAGTCTATTCCTATGCTTGCACAGAATGGTCAAGACCCTAGTGAGGTTCTTGGCAAGATTGCTTTAATCATTGAGGGGCGTTTGAGAAACAAGCCTATTGAGGAACTTGTTGTTTCCGCTTTTGCTCCTCCTAAGATGCCTGATGTCGGTGTTGACAACACGGTTGAAGCCAATACCCCATCTGAGGCTCCCGGTATGGTTCCACCGACATCAGGACTACCTCAAGGAATGCCTCCTGCTCCTGCGGGAGCACCACCCGACATGGCTACGTTGCTTGCGGGTTTGTCTAGTAATGGTAATGCTAACCTGAGTGCGAATATTTCGCGCCGTGGTCCGATCCAATAGGAGAAATATTATGGCACAGATGCCTGCTGGCGCACCGCCGAAGCCCGCGAATCAGGGTAGCAATGCTGCTGCTTATGTTCAGCCGATTGCTGAGGGTGTTCCGTCTTTGATGAGCGGCGATAACATGCCGTACCGTTTTGATAGCGTAGATAACGCTATGCTTAGTCATGTTACACAGCCTGAGCCGGGTGGCTTTGGCGGCTCCGGTAATGGTGCTTCCTGATGGCTGCTGCTAAGGGTACTGCGCGTGGTGCTATTAAGAAGGCTGTAACGAATAAGCCTACTGTTGGTAAGCGTGGTACTGGTAAGGGCATTGTTGAGAAGCGTACTGGGGAGCGTTATGCTTCTAAGGCCGCGATGATGAAGCATGAGAAGTCTGAGTCTGCTGCTGATCGTAAGCGTGAGTATGGCTCTTCTAAGAAGGGAATGAAGTAATGTGTACTTGGTGTAATTGTCAGGGTTCTCCCGGAATTAAGGGAACTAGTGGTTCCCCTGTTAAGCAAACTGGTGTTAAGGGCGGTAATGCTCCCACTAAGTCTATTCCTAAAATTGTAAAGTTGGAGAAGTAATCATGCGAGTAAATCCCGGAAGTAACGGAAATGATCGTGGATCAAAACTACAATCTACAGTACCAAGTTCACTCACCAATTTTATTTTGAAGAATAATCCTGTTAAGAAATCTACTGCTTCTAAAGGACCAAATAGTTCTTATGCTAAGGGTTATAAGGCTGGTGTTGCTGTAGGTAAACTTAAGTCTTCTTCTGCTTCAATTACAAAGAGTATGAAGAAAAACCCATTGGTTAAAATGGGTAATGCTGCTAAGACTGTCGCGAAGAAGGCTAAGTAGTTATGCCTGCCGGTAAGCCAGAACGGGGCAGTTACTCAAGTGCGGGTAGTGCGGCTGGTCGCGGTTACCCAAAGTCAAGTCAAAGATCAAGTTACGATTCCAGTCAAGGCATACAGGCGAGACTAGTTAAGCAACGGAATTCGCAGCAGAACAAGGCTCAGTCGGATTATTTTGATCGCGCTGCAAAAAATCAGGCTCGTTACTCCTTTGACGAAACCATGCGAATGAGTAAACTTCCCAAGCCTAAGCCGCCAAAGACTCCTCGTACTCCTATGTCAAAAACGACTAAAAGGGTTGCTAAAATTGCTAGTGGTACTGCCGCAATGGGAACTGCCATTGGTATTGCTGGTACTGGAATTAGTAAGATTGGTTCCAGCAAGAACACAAAATCATCATTTGCTAAGACCACTACAACAATCAAGTCTGGCAAGTATGCCGGTAAGAGAGTTCCAAAGGGCAATGGATAAGGGTCGCTACTCCAAGCCCGCTGTGCGGGAACGGTTAAAGAATCAGATCATGTCTGGTTCTAAAGGTGGCAACCCCGGTCAATGGTCTGCACGCAAGGCACAACTACTGGCTCAAGCGTACGAGAAGGCTGGGGGTGGCTATACCGGTCCCCCAAGCCAGAGCCAGAAAAGTTTAAAGAAGTGGACTGGCGAAGACTGGCAAACAAAATCTGGTAAGCCATCCACTCAAGGTTCTAAGGCTACTGGGGAACGTTACCTTCCTAAGAAGGCTATCAGTCGTTTGTCTGCTGCTGAGTATAAGGCTACTAGTGATAAGAAACGTGCTGGTATGCATGCCGGTAAACAGTTTGTGGCTAATACGCCTAAGGCTAAAACGGTTGGTCGTGCCGTAAGAAAGGGTAACTAATGGTGAAGGATTCTAGGCTTGAGCGTGCTGGTGTTTCTGATTTCAATCAGCCGAAGCGTACTCCTAATCATCCTACTAAGTCTCATGTTGTGGTTGCTAAAGAGGGCACACATATTAAGACGATTCGTTTTGGTCAGCAGGGGGTGTCTGGTTCGCCGCGTAAGGCTGGTGAGTCGGAGGCTTATCGTAAGCGTCGTGAAGCGTTTAAGGCACGTCATGCAGGGAACATTGCTAAGGGCAAAATGTCTGCGGCATATTGGGCTAATAAAGTTAAATGGTAGATGGGAGGTTTCTAATGGACTATGAGGATGAGGATATTCTTGAGGAAACCGAAGAGGCTGAGGAAGCCGATATTGTTGAGGCTTCGCCTTGGACTAACAATGATACTGTTGCTGCTGTATTTAAGTATGCTTCTGGTATGGCTACGGTTACGTCAGAGTTTTTTGATTCAATGAACCGTCTTGCTCTTGGCGAGGCTGGGCGTGATGCTAAAACTATTGACAAGATTGAGTTTATGACGGACGCGGATTCTATTATTAAGAAGTTGAGTGAGGGAGGCGAGTAATGGCTAACGGTCAGGGTGGTCCACGTACTCCTGCTAATCCTGCTTCTGTGTCTGGTCCGGGTGCTTTGTCTCAACGTACTGATGGTAGGCAGCCTGCCCGCTGGATTTCTGGCGACCAGTATGGTGATGGGAAAATGAACATGGAATTGCAAACTTCTGCTCCTATGAGTGAGGCTGTTTCTGCTCCTCAGGTTTCTCCCATGTCTTCTGGCCCTATGCCTTCTGGTTCAGGCGCACCTGCGGCTAGTGCTGCAGTGCCCCTGTTTGCCCCTACGCAGCGTCCTGACGAGCCTGTAACGGATGGGGCTACTGTGGGACCGGGGTACACTCCTGTGGTCTCACAGAACGCTAACAGGCTTTCTACGATACTTCCATATTTGCCCATGTTGCAGGAGGCTACCCGCTGGCCTGATACTCCTGACACGTTTAAGGCTCTTGTGCGCTACCTTCAGGGGCAGCCACGATGAGAAAGAATTGGGTTGCTGGTTCTTTTCTAGACAATTTTTCAGCATCAGCAGATGCTGTTGGTTTTAATAATCTTGATATTGCTTGGGGTCTTGCCCGTGTCCAATGGGACAGTGTAGATCAGCGTGAAGAGTTCCTTTCTCTTCTAACAGCCATTCCTAGTCGTGAGGTTATTAATGGCTAATTTTATTGAAGAGTTTATTTTTGGTACACCCAATGCAAAAACGGGTGAGAGTGATGGCGGTATTGCT